TCAAGAACTTGAGAGAGATATTGTAGCTTGGTCTAATAAAGATAAAGGTATAACAAGAACAAATGTTAAAGGATGGCACTCACCTACTAATATGCATGAACTGCCAGAGTATAAAAAACTAGTTGATATGTTATATGCATGTCAAAAAACTATTTACGATCAAGAGCACTTAGACAGTGAGCCTGTAATAGGTAATATGTGGGCTAATATAAATCCACCAGGTGGAATGAATAGAGCACATCAACACCCTAATTCATTATGGTCAGGTGTATATTATATAAAAGCTTCTAAAAACTGTGGACATTTAAAAATAGATGATCCAAGATCAGTTGCTTGTATGTCTAGACCCAGACAAAAAGAAGGTGCAGTACCTGCAAGATTATTTAGAGAAACACATTACGAACCTATTGCTGGAAGATGTATTATGTTTCCTTCTTGGTTAATGCATTGTGTTGATCCTAACGAATCTAATGATATAAGAATATCAGTATCGTTTAATTTTTTACAGAAAGGTATGTTTGTATGACATTTCAAGATAAAAAATATCAAGTAATAAAGAACGCTGTATCTTATGATCTAGCTAATTTTATATTAAACTACTTTCTACTTAAAAGAGATGCAGTAGGTTATATGTACCAACATAACATACACGCACAGTCCCCGATCCTTGGAACATGGACTGATCAACAGATACCTAATACATTCTCTTGTTATGGTGATTTTGCTATGGAAACTCTTATGGTTAAAATGTTACCTGTAATGAAAAAACACACTGGCCTAGATCTATGTCCTACTTATTCCTATGCTAGAGCCTATAAAAAAGGAGATACTCTACACAGACACAAAGACAGACCTAGTTGTGAAATATCTACAACAGTTAATTTAGGTGGTGATCCTTGGCCTATATTTATAGATGATACAGGAGCTAATAATGTTATTAATGAAAGACAAAATATTGTAAAACCCAACGCTCCAGCAGGTACGAAAGTCTTGCTTGAAGTAGGAGATATGCTAGTATATAGTGGATGTGAACTCGAACATTGGCGAGAGCCTTTTGACGGGAACATTTGCGGTCAGGTATTTCTACATTATAATCATGTAAATGGCCCATTTGCAGACAAAAATAGATTTGATGGAAGAGCCAAGCTAGGCTTACCATCAGGTGTTAAATAGTATTATAATGAGGTTATATGTTACAAAAATTAGGATTCCTACCAGGGTTTAATAAACAAGTTACATCTACGGGTGCAGAGTCTCAATGGGTAGATGGAGAAAACGTTCGTTTTAGATATGGCACACCAGAAAAAATAGGTGGTTGGCAACAGTTAGGTGCATCAAAACTTACAGGTGCAGCTAGGGGTTTACATCATTTTGTAAACAAAGCTTCAACAAAATTTGCAGCTATAGGAACTAATAGAATTTTATATGTATACTCTGGTGGTGTGTTTTATGACATTCATCCTTTAGTTAATCCATCAGGTACAGCTATTACAAGTGCATTTAGCACGACTCAAAATCAACCAACTGTAACTATTACATTTTCATCACCACACAGTTTTGTAGCAGGAGATATAATTTTGTTTGGTGACACAACTACATTTAGTGCTATTACAAATTCTAATTTTGGTGCTACAGATTTTTGTGACAAAACATTTATGGTAACTAGTGCACCGAGTTCTACTACTATAACTATTACAATGCCCAGCAATGAAACAGGAAGTGGTGCATCTACATCAGGTGGTATAAAATTTTTTCAATACTATCATGTAGGACCAGCCGAACAAATAGGAGCGTTTGGTTGGGGTATTGCATTATGGGGTGGTAATATATTAGGTGCATTAACCAATACTTTAAATGGAGCTATTAGTGCTACGTCAGGAGGAAACAATGGTTCTGCTACAGAAATTACATTAACTAATTCGACAGGTTTTCCGTCTACGGGTACAAACCATGTTACAATAGGAACAGAAGAAATATCATACACAGGTATTACAGGAAATAAATTAACGGGCATAGGAAGAGCAGCTAGAGGAACTACGGCTACCACTCACTCTAATGGTGCAACGGTAACTAACTCATCTTCTTTTACTGGATGGGGATCACCAGCAGCCAACACCGATAAAGTAACAGATCCTGGTCTATGGTCCTTGGACAATTTAGGATCAACATTAATAGCTTTGATACATAATGGAGAATGTTTCGAGTGGGATGGTGATGCAGCTAATGCTACAGCAACAAGAGCTACAATTATATCAGGTGCGCCAACAGCGTCACGTGATATGTTAGTGTCAACTCCCGATCGTCACTTAGTATTTTTTGGAACAGAAACAATTATTGGTGATAAAACAACACAAGATGACATGTTTATAAGATTCTCGTCTCAAGAAAATATTAATGAGTATACACCTACAGCTGAAAATAGTGCTGGTACACAAAGACTGGCCGACGGATCACGGATCATGGGTGCAAAGCTTGGTAGAAATGCTATATACATTTGGACTGATACATCTTTATTTACTATGCGTTTTGTTGGAACTCCTTTTACATTTGCTTATGAACAAGTAGGTACTAACTGTGGATTGATTGGTATGAATGCAGCAGTAGAAGTTGATGGTGCTGCGTACTGGATGTCAGAAAATGGTTTTTTTAGATATACAGGTAAACTAGAATCAATGGATTGTTTAGTAGAAGATTATGTTTATGATGATCTTAACACAACATCTAATCAATTAGTTTATTGTGGCATTAATAACTTGTTTGGTGAAATTACTTGGTTCTATCCAACGTCTACATCTAATGTAGTTAACAGAGCAGTAACGTATAGTTATCTAGATTCAACTGCTAAAAGACCTATATGGTTTACTAATGCAAGTGGTTTATTTCCAAGAAGTGCATGGGAAGATTCATCTGTATTTGGTTTACCACATGGAACTAAATACAATGCGAGTGATGATGCATCTTACGATGTAGTAGGAAACACAGATGGAACAACAATTTACTTTGAACATGAAACAGGGGTTAATCAACAAGAAGCAGCAACTACAGCTGTTGCAATTCCTGCTAATATTACATCTGGTGATTATGATATTACACAAAAAGTAATTAGAGGAGCTGCAACTAACATGGCTGATCTTAGAGGTGATGGTGAAAACATTATGAGAGTTAGTAGAATTATTCCTGATTTTATATCTCAACAAGGAAACGCAATTGTACAATTAGATTTAAGAGATTATCCAAACGATACAGCTGCTAGCTCATCGTTAGGTCCGTTTACTGTAGCGTCTACAACAACAAAAGTAGACACACGTGCAAGAGCAAGAGCTATAGCTCTTACAATATCTAATACTGCTGTTGACACTAGTTGGAAATTAGGCACATTTAGATTAGATATACATGCAGGTGGAAGAAGATAATGGCAAAAATAGTACAATCATTAACCAGAGCTAGTCCAGAGTATGAAGAAGACATTGCACAATCTTTAATTAGAGATTTAGATGCTGTGTTAGAAAAATTAAACAGTACATTTCAAGAAGATTTAAAACAGGAGATAGAAGCTAGAAGTTTCTTTTTAGATTAATGGCAGTAGTAAACCAATATAAATTTGTAGGTATAGATAATAGCACAAGTGGTAGTGCACTTACACCACTAGGAGCTAGTGTTCCTGCAGTCAATGAAACAATAGTTATTAAATCAATATTAGTTACATCAGCTGGTACACCAAGTGTGACTATTTTAAATAATAGTATTACAGCTATTAAATCAGTGCCATTAACAGCTAATCAAACTAAAGAATTATTAACTCAACCGTTAATAATAGAAGGTGGAAAAACTTTTACAGTGCAATCCAGCACAACAGACTCGTTTGATGTAGCTATTAGCTATTTAAACATTAAGAAAGAGGTGACAACGTAATGCAAATATTACAAGCAAAAGTAGAAGAAACTTACAGACACAAGGAAACAGGTCAAGTTTTTAAGAACAGAAAAGACTGGGAAGTTAAAGGTTATAAGCCAGAAGAGATGGCACAAGACGTAAAAGTTATTATGCCAACTCTTGATTTAGTAGGAAAAACAAAGTAAAAGGAGATACTATGGAAGAAAAAATTTCAATGAACGAATCAATACAAGCTGGAGCACCTGATATTAAATACAATAAAGGTGATATCAGAATGGGTGGTGGCGAAGATCAACAAGGTATGAAAATTGCGGCAGAAATATGGTCACAAATGGAGCCAGAACAAAAAATTCAGTTTCAAAGTTTTGAAGCTTTTTTTCAAAGTGGTATCTGGAAACAAATTTTACAACAGTTGCAACAAGATCAATCAGGAATCCAATCTCAAGCTCCAGAAATGATGATGAGCGAGAATGTTAACA